TTGCCGGTAGTAGTGCTACCTGTGGATGTTGACTGAACAGCATTCAGGTACACGTTAGCGCCCAGAGCAGCTTGTGCCACAGTGCCGACAGACTGAACTTGGAACACAGCACGATCGTCGTCAATGACGTATGCAGTAATGGCCGTGCCAGTAGGTGCAACAGTATTGGCTGGATAGAACTGAGCGTAGATCACCTGACCTTGAGCATTCACGTAGGAGCAGCCGACGAAAACGCCGATTGTGCCTGCTGGGAATGGTGTCGAAGCATCGCCGTTTGTAGTAACGATGTTGAGGTAGCCAGACGTGTTAATCGCAACGATCGAGCCATTAAAAATGTTCGTGTTGTAACCCGCTGGGTCGATAAGAAACTGACGTGTGCTACCCGAGTAAGGCAGACCACCCAGTTCGTTTACGGCTTTAAGACCGTAGGGGGATGCAGTTGATGCCATGAGGCACTCCTTTATTTAGAACCTGAACCAAAACCTTGTCCGCGACTGGATGTTGACTTGCGGTCAGCAAACAGAGGCATCCGAGGATCACTATTTCGCATAAAGTGGTTGTCCACTGAGTCCATCTGGTTCTGAGCTTGCTTGTTGTAGTACTCATCACGGGCTCCCGCCATATCAGAAGACATCTTGCAAAGCATGAGTCCGCCAATTTCAACGTTACCTGTTTTGTCACTACCAACCAGCATCAGTTCTGGATGATCCGCAGCTTTTACCGGAACCCAGCCTTCGCGCATCTTGCGAGACACGTTAGTTGGATTAGCCTCGCCAAGCAAATGCGTCATGATCCAACGGTACACATAACCCGGCTCTGGAGTCGGATCAGGTAAGGCCGATGGTGGCACATATACGGGACGAGTTGTCTTATCGCGTGACACGATATCACGGGGGGTACGATTATTTTCAGCCATTCTGACGCTCCAATTTAGCTACTTCAGCAGCATACTGCTGCGGGGTTAGTCCATACTTTTTAGCCAACGCAACTTGCGTTGTTGTCAGCTGGATTTTCTTCGTTCCGGAGGAACGAGCCGCAGAGGCAACTACTGACGCGGGACGTTTAGTGTCACTGACCCGTGGCTTATCTTCCGTCTCACCAAAAACTTCGGGAAACTTAGACTTCATGCGAGCGTCAATTCGCTCGAAATATTCATCGCTACGCGGGTCAACCCCGTTATTGACTAGATTTTGGTGCAGCCCTAGTGCAAAGCTGGATACATCTTCAAACCCCTCGGCCCCGAACCACTGGTTTTTGGCTTGCCAGCGCAAGGTTTTTTCGTCCGGTTGCACTTGGGGTTGTGCAGGTTGCCTCGTTTGTACAGCAATATCTTCCTGTTGTAAAGGTGCAGGTCGAAAATTCTTTGCCGCAGTAACTTTCATCTTGGCATCAGTAAGCGCCTCTTGCGCCGCAATAATGCCGTCAGTATCAAAAGCTTCTTGTGCAATCTTATAGTCACGGCGTGCTTTGTCTAACTCAGCTTCCGCTGCGTTCTTAGCCATTTCGCCATACTGCTGTGTGCCGTTGTCCACATACTGTTTGAGCTTTGTATTCTCATTCTGCATGTGTTGGGCAAGACGCTCAAGCTCTTGCTTTTCCCGCTGAAGGGCTTCTTTGGCTCGTCGTTCATCGTGACGGGCATGGGTCAACTCCTTGATCCGCTCTTGAGCACCCTTGGTGTAGTTCTCAATCTCGTCGTCTGTAGGGTCAGCCACTTCCCGGTTCAGGGGCTTGCGGCCCTTGTCACGTTCAGGCGTGTCGTCAATGACTTCGATTTCAATATCGCCGTCATCCTGTTGCGAAATAACAACTTCCTTATCGGACTCGTTGTCTTCGTCTGGGAACTTAAATGCGGTAGCCATTAGTTACTCCTTCAAGCGCGGGTTATGCCACGGGGATCTTGGATAGTCGATTCGATCATGTCATCGTTGATGACTCGAAACTCTTTTCCATAGATTTTTAAACGCGTACCAGAATAGGTACGCACGAGTACAAAGTCACCTTCTTTGCACCAAGGACCCGATGGGAACTTGGCCGGGTCTTTGTATGCGTCAGGACCAATTTTCACAACAAACAACACGGTTGTGGCGTGTTCTTCTTGCTTCATGAATTGACCCGCTTTGACAATCGAGGAGTTCTCAAAAGTCTCAACAACGTCAGGCACTGCACAGAGAATCTTCCAACCGGTTGGGTCTGGAAGCTGTCGTGCTTTTTCTTCGTCAGTAGCTTCTACCGCTGGGGCTTCGGCCGACTGAATAGCTTCTGGCAGGGCAAAGCTGCCCGGTTCAAGGTTAAGTTCACTCATCTGATTCTTCCGCTTTCTTAGCAAGGTCAAGTAGATAACGCTCTGCAAGGGCTAGACCCTGAATAATCCCGCAGAGTTTTTGATATTGGTCGAACGACTGGCAGGCTCCCCCAGAGAGGTCGTCTGCGTAGTTGTTCATATCGGTGCGTATTTGTTCACGTAATACGCGTACGAAGTCTTGAATCATTTAAGTAGTTGGGCCTTTTGGCTGTTGGACTTTCTGAGCCGCCTCGTGGCGGGTTTTTGCGATGTCGATGCCCATGCGGACACCTTCTCGTTCTTGGTCGGCCTGCAACTTGGCATCCGCCTGTTTGATTTGTGCACCTGTACGCAGCCCATCTAGCTCCATCTTGCCTGAGAGTGCCTGCTCTTTAAGCGCGTGATCGTCGGCTTTGGCGGCAGAGTCTGCGGCCAGTTGCTTTTCTTTGAGTGCCAACTCGCCTTTTTTGATTTCCAACTCGCCTTTTTTGATCTCCATGTCCTGCTGTTGAAGTTGAACCAATGGATCTTGGGCTTGTTGTTGCGCTTGTTGTTGTGCGGCTTGGGCTTGATTCTGCTGAAGAACCTGTTGTGCAGCTTGCGCCATCATCCCTGACAGAGCCAGTTCGATTTGCGGTGGGAGTTTTTCGTCTTCTGGTGGCAGGGGCATGCCCAACTGCTGTTCGATCTTCTGGCGATAGGCATAGCCAGTGTGCTCAGCAATGTGTGCCTGCATCGCTCCCATAATCACTGGAGCTTTGGGGTTTTGGCCCATCAACTGCATGATTACCGGGTCTTGCATTGCCGCTGTGTGCACTTTGATGTGGGACTCGTGGTCTTGGTAGAAAAATGCCTTGATTGGGTCACCTTTTAGGACGCACATGTTTTCAGACACGGGGTCTTTAGGCTTTTGGTCGTCTGGCAATGGCACAAGCTTGTCCGCATTCTTGATGCCAAGCACTTCCAGCATCTGACGGTGCAAATATGGCTGGTCGTAGATATCCGGGGCCATCTGCGCCATCTGAATGACGGCTTGGTACTGCACAACCCGCTGCGACATGGTGGCCGCATTGGGATCCGACACGGGAATGATGTCCACATGCGAGTAATCTTCTGCTTTTGCTTGGCGACCGCCCTTGTCTGGCTCGTAATCGTAGTCTGGATCTGTGTAATCACGAATCAAACCGGCCAACAAGCGCAATTCTTGCTTGAAACTGTAGTGCAGACGAGCTTGAACCGCTGACATCACCTTGAGTTGCCGCTCCAGCAAGGCCAAAGTCGTGCCAACTGGGGCATTTGCCGACATATCAGCCACTTTCATGTCCGCAGTAGCTGCGAAACGGCGGCCTTCTTCAACAATGGTACCCAACAACGTGTACAAAACTTGTGACGGCTCCTTGTATGGCAGCGGCAGGATGTTATCCCGCAGGGCACCAGAGCCAATATCTACGTCACGGAACTCGCCCGGTGCGATAGGTGTGTCGTCTCCTTTAATGCGAAGGCCACGCGACTTAAGACCTCCGGGGAGATTTGATAGGGTTCCGGCATCAACAAGTTGACGCATGATGGAGGTGGCGGACTTTGCGAATCCACCGATAAGATGGAACAGTCCGAACCCGTATGCACCAAAGCCGGGGATGTATTGATAGTGGACGAAGTGCTGCCGCTTGAGTTTAAGGTCGTCGCTCTCAAGCCAGTTCCGCCTAATAGATAAGACAGCATTCGTTCCTTTTATTAGGGTTACTACGTAGGGAAGGGCAATCCCCGTTGGCTCACCATCTTCGTCTACGTCTTCGTAGCCGGGCAGATCCAAGTCAACGTGGCATTCCAACAGAATGTACCGCTCGTCGTTCAAGTCACTAAAGCCAGTCTCTTTGTCCTTGGCTTTCTCAATGTTGGTCTGCTCACGCGTAGGGTCGCCGAGGTCAATGTCACGGTAGAACCCCGCCGCTTGCAGCTTAGTGATTTCATTCTTGGTCTTGCGCATGACATGCGTGAACCGGTAGCAGGTGTCCATATCCGTTGTACCGTACGGCATGATGCCGTCTTCTGCTGGCACAAACATCGACACCTGACGACCTAGTGCCGGATCGAAATACACTTTTTTGAACGCCGAGCCGGTGGCTGGCAGCGACCACAACATGCGCTCGTGCTCTGGCCGGAACTCTTTCATCACGTCCGTCAACTCGTAATTCATGTCCGCTTCGACGCGCTGCGCGGCTTGCTGCTTCTGTGGAGTCTCCTTACCGAGAATCTTAGTGCGGACTGGGCCTGCGGCTGGAAACGTTTCGGTAATAGTTTCTGACTGGAACCTGACAACGGCTTCGGTAATCATTGGGTGGAACACACCCGATGCACCGTTCCAAGGCTCTGTGCGTTCTTCATACTGTAGGCCGAGTAGCTTCAAGCCTTCTGTGTATGCCTTTTCCCAGTCCTTGCGTGAGGCGCGGTCGTTTTCAATACCACCAGCCAGATCCCCGGCCATCGAGTCTACGGCACTTTGCGACATTTCTTCGGCTAAGTTGGCGTCAAATGACTCAGCATCTTTTTCAGCTTGACGGAGTTCTAGCTCAAACCCCGGTCCCTTAATGCTCACTTCTTCAGGGTCAACGATTTCAATCTCCAACTCAGGTTCGCCCCGTGCCAAGTCATCAATGCCCTGCGGCTGTTGGTAGAGTGCTTTGTCGATATTCGTTGCCATGTGTGATCCTTAGTAGTAGGCGGCTGTGCGCCCACGGAAAAACTTCTCATCTCGCTCGTCTGTAGACAGCGTAACAAACCCACCTTGCCTGAAGCGAAGTAGCGCCTGTGTTGTTGTGTCCACGAAGTCATCGTGCTCCCCTACTGGGAAAGCCGCAATCTCTTCAATCACTTCCCGCGCCCACCGAGTGTCTGGAGCCCATACTTTACCAGAGGCAAATAAATCCGCAATCGCATTTACTCGCACCATCTTGTCATTGCCCCTGCTTGGGCTGAACTCTTGTACGGGTATACCCGCAGCACGCAGCTCTTGGATCAGGGGCCCACCGGAGGCTTTCTTCTCCACAATGAACGCATCAGGGTCCCATTCCTTCCAGTGCTTGAACGCCGTGGCTTTCAAATCTGGGAATGTCATCCGCTCTTTGAACGCATCCAGCAAAATAATCTGTGGGGAGTTGTCTTCCTCTTCATTGTAGAAGACGCCCCAAGTCGTACAAGCCGAATAGTCGGAGTTGTTCTTAACTTCGAACGCAGTATCCCACGACTGGATCACATAGTCACATTTTGGCGGGTCGTCGTTCGGCCATACTCGCCACTGCTTTCTGGAGATAATCGCCGCCGTATCCGATGTGGGCTGCTGCATATACTGCGCATTCCAGTATCTCGGGTCCATGGACGACTTGGCAGACTGCAATGACTCCAACGGCCACTGCTCGGGCCAGAGCGACTTCTCGTTCTCCGTGCCTTCGTTCAGGATGGCAGGTAACTCCACAATCTCCCACTGTGGGCTATTGGGGTTCTTGACTTGGTAGTCGATCAGCCGCCCGGTCAGGTCGAGCGGTCCCCACCGGGTCATGACTACGATGATCGCTCCGTTGGGCATCAGACGCTGCAACGGCCCTGTTTGGAACCAAGACCACGCCGTATCAAACGCTAGACGACTGTTCGCTTTAACGTCCTGCTCAGAGTGCGGATCGTCGATCATGAACAAGTCCGCGCCCCGTCCAGCCAAGGCACCACCGACACCGGAGGCGTAGTACTGGCCCCCTGCATCGGTTGACCATTTGCCTGATGCCTTCTGGTCTTGCGCTAGGGTGGTGCCCGGAAACAGACTGTTGTAGTCCTCGTCTTCGAGCAAGTTCCTGACCCTGCGGCCAAAGTCTTCGGATAGGGACGCGGTATGCGTGCCCATGATGATCTTTTTATTAGGGTAATTACCTAAGAAGTATGCGGGGAACAAATAGCTTGAGAACTCAGATTTACCCATCCGTGGCGCGATATTGATGATGACGCGCTTCTTCTTGCCGTCAATCACGTCTTGGAAGATCTTGGCAAGCTTCCTGTGGTGGGGCCCAACCTTAAAGCCGGGGTACACGCGCCTTGCGAAGTCGATCATGTTCGTGCGCCCGTTGTGGAGTGCCGATCGCCTTTCACGCTCCTCAAGCATATCCATCAGCTCAATCTTCTCCATCAACGTCATAGTGGGCATGGCCGCTTGAATAGCCGCCGCCTCTTGTACCGTCAGTGTTAGATTCTCAAGCTTCATCAAAGGACCCAACGGGCAATGTCTCAGAAGTTAGTGGTTGCTCACTTAGCGGGGCTGGGGTTACAGCTACCGCGTCTTCGATATCTACGGCGTCCACATCTGTCACGTTCATGAACTTGTTCAGCTTCTCTTTGAGCTTCTTGTCGATTTCGGCATCGGTCAGGTCGGTCTTCTTAACTTCAAGGCGGTCAGTGAATAGCGCCACTTCAGTTACCCGGCCGAGCATCTCGATCGCTTTAAGCCGGATCCTAGCGTCTGGGTGGTTTGTCTCTTCAATGATCTTGGCTACCGCCATCCCCCGCATCTGCTTGGCCTGCTCCACAAACTCCCAGTCATACGCGCTCAGCATCGTTACTAGATGACGAACGGACTCAGGCGTCTTTAGCTGGGTTAACTGCGTTTTAATTTCGCTAGGTGGGGTGTTGGTAGCCAGCGCTGTGAAAACGCGCCTAGCAGCCGTTGCTTCGGCTTCCTGCAAGATCTTCTGGTCGTCTTCGACGCCAAGCTGCTCAAGCCATTTGGTCGTGTTGACCTGTGCATTCAAAATTTGTTCGGGCGTTGACCTCTCCAAACCGGAAACGTCTTTCCCGCTGGCCTCAACCACGGGTGGCTCAAAATCTATCAGGTGTTCAAACATAAGCGCGTAGTACCTTGTAAAGCGTTTTTGCGCTTGCCGGACTCGATGGATGCAGTGTACACTGAAACCGGGGTGATGGTGACATCGCTTCTCCTTGGTGGGCTTGAACCCACTTCTGCCCGGCCTGTCCGGGCTTTTTTTCGCCAGTACAGAGGGGGAGTCTAGCGTTAGACATGAGTTTTGCTGGATTTTTTTAAAATTTTTAGGGGGTATGGCGTTGTTTTAGTGGTGGGGGTGGGTAGCCTGTGCGGTGCAGCGGCTAGGTTCTGTACATGATTTGACAAAAATAGGGATTGCGGGAGAGGAACAGTGTTAGAGGCTAGCAGTGTGGCATGGTCAATAAAGGCTTGGTGGGGGTACGGTGGGGTCAAAGTAGGTCGAAATACCCCAGAAATAGGCCAGTCCGAGCCGTATCAACTAGGGGCAACCATACAATAGAGTTAGCAGTGAGGGATTGGCCTTCACTGCACAACAAACGGGTCACAGTGACCCGACCTTAAAGGTATTCAAATGACTTCTATCAACAAAGCTCTGGCATTCAACACTCTTAACACCTTCGCAGATAGCAGGGTTGCACTCATCCAAGGCATGAAGGACGCAGGCTATACGCTTGAGACGGCACGCGGTGTCGTCATCGAGTGGGCTTGCGACAAGACCGGCGCGGCCTTCAAGACCAATGAGACTAGCGGCAAGGTCACGCTGGTATCGAGCCATAAGAAGTACGAAGCTGCTAAGACTGTAGTTCGTGACGTGATGCTAATGCTGGCCGGAACAACCCGCCGTGCTTCGAGCGGCAAGAAAGAGGCTGATCCTGTGGCCGTGGCAATGCGTGCCTTGTCTCATCTGACACCAGCGCAACTCAAGAAGGTTCTGGCAGCTTTCTAATCGGGTCACTGTGACCCGAATGTCTGTGACGGCGTAAGCGTTGGGCTTTGCCGTTGTTCCTTTCCTTGTCTATCGCGTTCATAACGCACACCCTCTGCCCACAATTCAGTCGGGCAACCCACTTTGTGACTGCTCAGTCACGTTT